GTTTTGCGCTATTGGGAGCAGGAGTTTCCTCAGCTCAACCCGGTCAAGCGCCGCGGAAACCGCCGGTATTATCAGCGCGAAGACGTTCTGATGATCCGGCAGATTCGCGGTTTGCTCTACGAGCAAGGCTTCACCATTGGTGGCGCCCGCTTGCGGATGACCAACGGTGACACTGAAGATGACACCCAGCAGTACAAGCAATTGCTGCGGCAGATGATTGTCGAACTGGAAGATGTTCTGGTGGTCCTGGCTAACTAGCCACTTCAGGATACTTCCATAATTCAAAAGCTTAGGGTATATTCCTCGAAGTTTTCGCACACAGCGAAGCTGATACACGCCTAGTCGGGGCGTAGCGCAGCCCGGTAGCGCACTTGCATGGGGTGCAAGGGGTCGAGTGTTCGAATCACTCCGTCCCGACCATATATTCTATAGACGGCTCAAGCACTTACGGTGTTTGAGCCGTTCTTGTTTCAGACCCGATAATCAAAACATAATCAAAATAAAATCAAAACGTCAGCCAGAAATCTCCTTGATATCGAGGTCAGCCACCACCTCTGACCAGATGATGTCGTTGTGGTCCTTCTGGTAATTCCGCGTCATCCCCTCTGTTGTATGCCCCGCGATTTTCTGTCCGTCCTTGCCCGCCCGTTTGTACAGGTGGAGCGACAGCGCACGTACCTCATGGAAGCCCGGCTGCTCAGCTTCGGTCCATTTGCTGTAGCAGCCTGCGGCGTCCCGGGCCTCTTTGAACGCCCTCGTTAGAAACCGCTCCTCGACTTTCGTCCAGTGGGCTTTGCCCCGAGCTTGCGACTGCTTTTTGCGCTCAGGCTTCCGGTGGACCAGATACGGCGAAGCGATATCGTCACGGCAGCGCGATATCACTTCCGTCAGCTCTTTCGTGAGCGCGAACTTGATCCACCCTGCATCACTGGCTTTTTCGGTTTTACTCTGGACGACATGCAGGCCGCCATCGTGCACATCGCTGAATTTCATGTTGAGGACGTCGCCACGGCGCTGGGCAGTGATTAGTGCCAGGTCAATGGCATTCTGTAGCCATGCTGGGGATATATCGCGGATGGCCTTCAATCCCTCCACGGTGTGCCGCTTCCGCTGCTTTTTCTCGATCTTTGGAATCGTGCATGCGGCTGGGTTGTCTGGGCAAAGCCCCTTGGATGCGGCATGGTTGAAAACATCTACGAGCAATGCCCGGGTCTGGTTAGCGCCGCGCGGAGTCATGCCGTCCAGCATTTCAGCTATGTGCCTGATAGTAATTTGGTCAATGGGCTGCTCACCAAAGGCGACTTTGATCTGTTTGGCGCGAACCTTGAATAGGGTAAGCGTGGCTTTGGCCAGCTCGCGGGGAGGAAGGATTTCGCGCTCGTAGGTTTCAAGAAATGAGGAGAGGGTCTGCGTAGCGCCCATGACGCCAGCGACCAGATCAGTGCCCGCCATCAGAAGGCTGTTCAGCTGCTTTGCTGCCTGGACCGCTTTATGCCGGTCCGTGCCCATACCGTGCCATGCCCCGGTGTCGGGTCGGCGGTACTTGAATGAGTCGCCGCCGTTATTGGCATAGAGGTTTGGCGGTAGCCCCTTGTACTTGGGGCTGCGTGGGCGTGGCGACATTTAGGCGACTCCTCTGAGCACCGAATCAACCAGGTCATTACCGGTTGCGTTTTGGTAGGACGTCCAGTCGATAAACCATAGCTTCCCGACCCGTTCACCAGGGAGGGCGTCATTTCGGATCTGATTGCGAATAGCCTGGGAACAAAGCGGGGTGCCGTTCTCACCCCAGACGCGCCGCTGAAACTCGCTGATTTTGACCAGCTCGCGGCGCGCCTGTACTGCTTGTCGCTTAGATTTCATGGGATGCTCCGCCCGCCGATCACCGGCAGGCTTGAAGTAGGGGGAGGGGTTAGGAAAGCAATACGTCGCGAACGATTTCCCAGAGTTGGGCGGGTGACCATTGGTACCGGTCGAAGTCGGTATCTGGCTTCACACCGAATCGGCACGTAGAGTGCGCCCCGACCGGTCGATCACCACGCTTCTGCATGATCGTAGCGACTCGGCCATCGCCGGCTGGCTCGGTGCGGTGATACTCATAGGCGACGGTGCTGTAATCGTTTCCGGACCCGATGGCGCCTGAGTAAGTTCGAATCATCTTGGCCCTGCCGTCAGGCGTCCATGGTCGGCCGCCGCCTGCAGTTCGAGCCCCTTCATGCAGGTATAGGACGAATTCGCCATCCTCATGGCGTTCGAAGTCGTAGCAATGATTTATCTGCGTGCCGGCGATCACTCGGGAGTGGAAGTTGAATCTGTGGTCGTGGATCGCTGAATGCTCGAAGCAGGAGCGGCGGGGTAATTCCGGATGCCATACATGCAGCCGCTGATTACCCTGGAGCTGGACCTGTACGAATCCGAGCCCGTGAAGCGTGATTTTGTCGGTCATTACGTCATCAATGATCATGGCGATGCTCCGCCCGCCGATCATCGGCAGGCTCGAAGTAGGGGGAGGGTTTATTTAGCGTTCGGTTTGGAGCTTCGGTTCCTAGCAGCCTGGACCAAGGCTTTCGAGGTTTTCGCCACGCCGCCAACCACGTCTTCCGGGAGGATCGCGGCCATACAGTGCGGACAAAGCGGCGCGGTTTTGGTGCTTCTCCAGGCATCGTCCATCACCTTTGATGCCCTGCTGCGAAGTTGGAATTTTTCAGCCTCGGCCAATTCGCTTCCTCGACGCTTGATCTGACTCATTCCGGCGCTGAACACCTCTACCAATCCGGTGAACGCGTCGAATGCCTCGATTTCGGCCTCGCAATCGCTGCACCAGACACGGCGCTCTTTTTCGTCGTAGACAAGCTTCTTGTGCCGGCACGATGATGTCGGGCGGCGAGTCATGCCGCGGGCAACCCGCAGGTCTTCGATCTGAACCACCTTCACGCCGTACAGATATTCCTGTGGCTCGATGGGAGCGTCACTCATGGCCTGCACCATTTGAACGTCACAGGCCCTGGCGGAAAGAACAGGTGCCGCATGTTGGCGACGTTCACGATGTCGGCGTCGGCGGGGAAGACTTCCAGCGCATCCTTGTCGCCCCGACCGCACTCGCGCTTGAGCTGCATCAGTTCGTCCCATGTCACCTGATCGGCCCATGTGTCACCGTTGTGGATGGTCCGGCACACGCTCATGCGCTGGAAATCGCCGGGCTCGGTGTAAACCTGGACGAGGAAGCTTCGTGACCGCCAGACCTCAATGAGGTGCGGCGAATGAATCTCCGGCCACTGTTCTCGTGGGACTTGTCGAAGCCGGACGGGCTGCGCTGCGCTTTCTTTTGCCATGAGGCGGCGTTGAATTCGATCCGTCTTCATGGCGCCACCTGATGAATGTTTTCTGCTACCCAGGCACGCATACGCTGCCAGCGCTGCTCAGGTGTTTCCGCCTGCCAGCTACCTTCGTCGTTCATGAAGACAATTTCTGATGCCATAGCCGGGCTGATACCGAATGCTTCGCCTACGGCTTCTCGGTCGTCCGGATCAAGCGCCGCCATGTCCACGCCGCGTTTCGCCCCAAGTACTCCGATGGTGCAAAACTCGCCCTCAGCCTGAAGCGAGTCCGCAATGAGGCGCTTGCCCGGCATAGCATCCAGCGCATCACGTAGCTCAATCAAAAACGCCTGCCCGCGTTTTCCTTTGAGCGCCGAGGTAACTGCGCCCCTCCAGCAGATCAAGCCCCATCCGCCGCAATCATCGCTATATCCGCTGCGGCTCATGGCGTCAGCACTCGGCGAGCCCACCAGCAGACCGGCCCGTCATCGGTGTCGTGAATCGCCAGGCAGAACCAGCCCTCACCGTCCGGCCGGTCTGGCTCCCAGTAGCTGCAGTCGGGGTCGCCCGATTCGAAGTAGCGCTCAGATACCGATTCGTCGCTGTGATATTCGAGCGACACCATCTTCATCTGAAGCCCTTGCTCAGCGATCCAGGCCTTGCATTTATCGCCATCAGCCTCGTCAAAGTCGGGCATTTCAGGATGCGCAAACATCCCGTATTCGTCGCGCACAACTGGCGCTGCTTCGATTAGTTTGATTTCTTCAGGCATGACTTCGTCCTTACCGCTACAGCGGCTGACTTTGAGATTGTTAAAGGAATTTGCGGAGTGGCGCCGGGAATTAGCGTTTTCGCGGAAGACTTACGCTTTTCACTCGATCAGCACTCGGCGCAGGCATGTACATCCCATTGCAGCGCCATACTCCCCATTGATCGACTGTGCATTCAGTCCAGCGGGGATGGTTGCCGTATTGGGCGGGGAAGTGGACGAGGTGGGTCATTGCCGTGGCAGCTTGATGCTGGTGCCGACAGGGTAGTAATCGTGCGGGGCCATATCCGGGAATGCGTGAGCGTTGATGTCTCGTATCTCGATCCAGCGGCGTTCATCCTTCAGCTGGCGGCACGCGATCCCGGCCAGGCTTTCGGCTGGCTGCGTGACGTAATCGACGTAGGTCGCCAGCGGGGCGGCGTGGGTGCGGTGAAACTGTTCCAGCATGATTGCGAAGGCGATGGTGCTGCCGAAGCAGAGCTGGCCCTTTTCGTTCTCCCAAGCTCCGAGGTGCGTGTACCAATCCTTTACGGTCCAGGACCTGCGGGATTCATAGTCATCTGGTTTTCCGTTCAGGGAGGATGTTTGCCCGCCAGCCGCTGGCGCCGTTTGGTACGCAGCAATCAATGCCCGATAACCTGGAAGACTGAATGCCCAATTTCGACCTGGCTCAGCCTCGCGCGCGGCATCAAGATAAGCCCATCCCAAATTCAAGTTGAGCGCCGGATCAGCCGGCACCATAACCATTGCGCCGCGGGGGGTGTTCTGGTCGTTCATACAGCCTCCTGAGGATATGACTGCTGGCCCTTGGCGCCTTGAAGCGCGTTGACGCCGGCTTGGTAAATCTGGCGTGCGAGTAGCAGAGCGTCTTCCGGTGTTACGCTCGGTGGCAGGCTCTCGAAGACGATCAGGTTGTGTTTCGGGACGTGGACGACGGTCAGCGGCTTGAGCATTCGAACACCTTCGAATCGGTGAAGTTGGATGCATGTGACGCATCAATGCCCAGGCGCTGGCCGATGTAGACCTCCAGCTGTGCGCCTGGGGAGTTGGCCCAGCCGGGCAGGGTGGCGATCTGGTCGCAGGTCACCAGCTGGCGAACGGCGGCGCGCATGCAGAGGTGCCAAGGCGCGTCGGCGGGCAGCGGATTCTCTGCCGGATTCTCGACTTCGAAGCCTAGAGTCCGGAGCCGTGCAGCTTCTGCGTGGAACGCCGGGTAATTGAATTCGGGCAGGCCGGTCATAGGGCCAGCCAGATAAAGTCGGGTCATGTGGACTCCTCGCCGGGTTCGGCAATTAGAAGGAAGGGCAGAGCTGCTGCTTGATTCGATGGCCGACCCAGCGCACGACCGGAACGGCCTTGCTGTTGCCGATCGCTTTGTACCTGGGGCCGTCCGGGCACTCGCCGGCTGGTTTCTTTCGCCAGGGAATAAGCGTGTAGTCGTCCGGGAAGCCTTGGAGGCGCTCGCACTCAGTCGGTGTCAATCGACGCACTGACGAGCCGCCAACAAGCATGTCTGCCTCGGTGCCAGGGTTGCTGTTATTGCGCTGGTTGCCGGATCTCAAAGTGGGCGAAAGGTCGGCAACAATTGGCTGGCCCCGCCCGGTGCCGTCCTCGCTACCGTCAAACCCGTCAGCCTTTAGTGTGTGCGTGACATCGCCGGTGATGCATACGGCGACCTGGCCGCCCGCATTCGCATTGCTTTCCCCGTGCCCCATTGCGCGCAGCGTGGGTGATACAGAGCCGGCGTCGGCTCCGTGATCCTTGCAGCTGAAGGCAAGAACGTTTTCCTGCCCGCTGTTTCGGCCCAGCGGGTGCGCCATCTCGCGCAGCACGTCGGGATCTTGGGTGCCATGAACGAACAGCAGGCCGGATTCAGCGTCCTGGCTGGTGGCGCTGCCGGCGGCCTTGCCGTTGGCGTTTAGGGTCCCGGCTATCAAGTGGCCTACCATGCCATGATCGACATCGGCGCCACCGTCAGTGCTGCGCAGTGTGCCGGCCACGCCGGGTTGAACGAAAAACGTCTCGCTCTCCATGTCCATGCGGGTGTCTTTCGCCGTCAGCGTCGCAGAGCGCTCAACTGATCCGGCCAGGCTGTGCCCACCGAACGCCGGGATGCCCCCGAACATGGTCACGCCCGGGCCTTCGTCGCCTTCGCAGCTCGGGCAGCCGTAATGGCCTAGCTCTTCTGGGAAAACTTCCCCGCATCCGCACTGGAGCGCAGGGCCGAAAGGAGCTGTTCCGGTAACGTCTTGCCCCTCGCCTCGGCGCGGCGCAGTATCCCGGCGCACGCCTTCTCGCTCAAAAAGTACCTCAAGGGGATCGAACCCTGCTCGAGCACTTGCGACAACGAACACACGGCGGCGTCGTTGGGCCAGGCCGAAATATTGGGCGTCCAGGATCCGCCACGCGATTGTTCTTTTGGGTCCATACACACAACCAGCGTCCTGCCAGCGCTTCCCTGGAGGCTGCAATTCGCAGTCTTCCCCAGCAAGCGCGCCAAGAAAGCATCCGAAGGCGTTGCCTTTGTCGGAAAGGACACCAGGGACGTTTTCCCAAACGATGACGGTTTCGGGCTGATTTCTGCTGGCGCGAACATGGTCAACTGCATCTGCGAGCTCCACATATTTGATGGTGAGGGCGCCGCGGGGATCAAGCATCCCTTGGCGCATACCGGCAACGCTGAATGCTTGGCAAGGTGTGCCGCCAACAAGCACATCGGGGGCTGCGATTTTTCCGGCTAGCACTAGGGCCCCGAGCTTTGTCATGTCGCCCAGGTTCTGCGTGCGTGGGTAGTGGTGTGCAAGCACGGCGCTAGGGAACGGTTCGATTTCGGCGAACCAGACCGGCTCCATGCCCAATGGGTGCCAGGCGGCGGTCGCGGCCTCAATGCCGCTGCACACGCTGCCGTATTTCAACGGCGGATACAGCTGATGAGCGGACATATATTACCCTCGGGGGGATTCAATTCTCGTGATGTGATGTCACTGGACGCCGGAGAGCGGCTGTTGATAGGGTGGGTGACTCCCTCTCACGATAAAAACAGTTGTTAGTTGTTTAATAAGGAGATTGATTTGGAAAACGCAAGGGTGAACAACTGGTGTCTGGCCCTGCTGACGCATGAGCAGGCTGACCACCAAGATAAGAACCAAAGGCCGACTATTACAATGCTAGGTGGTATCTCTGACGAATCTTCTGATCAAATTGATGATGCGATAAAAGAGCTATATTTCTATACGTCGGGAGAGGATCTCTACTATTCTTTTCAGAGGAACTTAGAGGAGTTTTTGGAGTCGATACACGTCTTCGCTAATGGATACCAACTCCAGGGAGTGATGACTGCTGATTTGATGAAGGACTCATCTCTAAATTTTTCTAGATTGATGCTAAATCTTTTGGGGATGTTTCGCTCCTTCCTTGATCATGGCCAGGCAACAATAATTAGAAGGTTTGGGGATAAATCTCCTGAGCATCTTGCTTGGCTGTCCGCTCAAAGTGCAGAATATGACTCATCTAGCGCATATCGCATATGCCACAATCTTCGCAATTATGCGCAGCACGTAGGAATGCCTCCAATACGATTTTCACTTGCTCATAGCCTTGACGACGGGAAAGTCGCCGTGACTTTAGAGTTTGTCGCGGCAGAGTTGCTAGAGAATTATAGTAAGTGGTCGGCAGATGCAAAAAAGGACTTGTTGTCTGGTCCTGAGAAGATAGACATCCTCCATCTGCTAGAAGAGTGGGCGCTATCGTTTTCTAAGTTAGTAGTTTGGATTCAAACTCTTAGGAGGGCTGCTATTCTAAAGTCGGCAGAATTGCTGGCTGGTCTTCGTAAAAGCGTCGGTGTCGGGAAAGCTGGGCAGCTTCTGAAAATGGTTGAACCAATCCTCGCCAACGAAACTCAAGGACTCAAGATGACTTATCGAAATTTGCCGGAAGACACTGCCCGAAGAGTGATTAATAATGAGCTTGTTGCGCTAATAGAGCCTGGATGGGAGGGGGAAATCCTTCGGTAGAAAACTCCAGCTTGCGTCGATCATGCTCGCCGGTGTGGCGCAGTTTGTTGAAGTGGGGTATTGGTGTGGTCCGGCATGGAGCCGGCACAAGGAACAGGAATGGCTATCGATTACAGCAAAGGCGGTTATGTTCTTTACGGGCCATTGCCGGATAAACCGTGCATCGGCTGGGCCGCACACTGCTTCGCGTTTTTTGGCATCGATAATTGGCACTATTGGTTTGATGGGGATGAGGTCTACGGGCTTGATGGCGCTTTAGTCGGCAGGATCGAAGCCGGAGTCGCGTCGACCAAGGTCGGGGAATTCCTATTCATCATTGAGCCAGCTGCTTAATCGACTGCGTGGCGTGTTTCGTTGAGGTTGGGGTTATGCGCTGAACAGGCTGAGCTGCTGCTCTTGCAGGCGTTGGTCTTGCTGCTGGTGCTGACTTTTGGCCTGGGCATAAGCGATGCGCGCTTTGGCGATCGCCATGTACGTGGCGTCCTGCTCGATCCCGATGAAGTCGAAGCCTTCGAGCACTGCCGCTTTGCCGGTGCTGCCTGAACCCATGAAGGGATCCAGCGTTTTGCCATCTGGTGGAGTGACCAGCCGGAGAAGGTAGGCCATCAAATCTGTGGGCTTCACGGTCGGGTGGTTATTGCCCTGGGTGTTGGTCGTTTCGACTTTGCGAAGCGTGGTGCCCTGTTTGAACTGTGGCCCCGGATCGATCAGGCCTTCATGGCGATCGGCACGGCTTGATTTGGCGCAGTAGTAGAAGCGGGCGGCGCTGCCGGTATCGCCGTGGAATGCGCCTTCTACCCTGGAGTACTCGCCGTACGTGTGTTTGTCCGGAGAGCTGCTTTCGGTTCCCTTCACAGGCGCAGCTGCTCCAGCCTCGGCCGGGAACATGGCGACGACGATATCGCTGCCGTCGTGGATGAGATTCGCTGGCCAGCGGCCAGGCTTCATGATGCCGACGAACTGGACGTCCTGCTTATACGCGCCGGTAGCGTTGATGCCATTACCGGGCGCCATACGTTTCTGGGAGTACTCGCCGCCCTTGGCGTCATCAGCGTGAACCCGGCAAGCATCGATATTGATTGCCCCGGTGCCGTGCTCCTCGACATTGGCGGCAACGGTGCCGGGGAAGGGCTTGCGAGCCATGCAGATTGGCTCGTGCGCTGGTTTCAGCGCGGTGCCCCAGCCAGCGCGATCGCCTTTCAAGTTGTGCGACTTCGGAAAGCCCGAGCCGAACACCCACATGATCTGGTCGCGGATCTCGAAGCCTGCCATCTCAATGCCCACCGCCATGTGGTGATAGGTGCGGGCGGCGGCGAAGGACAACAGATGCCCGCCGGGCTTGAGTACTCGCAGCGCCTCGGTGGCCCATTCCAGAGTGAAGGCCTGAAAAGCCCTCATGCCCGCTGGCGTCAGGTCATATTTCCCTGCTTCTGCCGCGATCGAGCGGTGACCACCGTTCGGCCCGCATGCACCGGCGTGTGACGGCATGCTTGCACGGTAAGCGGCGCGGTCTTCAATGTCCTGGCCATCCCAACTCTTGCCCATAAAGCGAATGCCGTAGGGCGGGTCGGTTACAACGCTGTCAATCGAGTTCGCAGGCAAGCCGCGCAACACCTCCAGGCAGTCGCCCAGGTGTAATTCATATTCCATGGTCGATTCCAATGAGAGGTGTCGGGCCCCGCGATGCTAGGATCACCACCATTCAAAAGGGGCGACTCAATGACGCAGCACGATATTTACGATGAGTACAAAGGGTTACGGCTCTGGAACTACCTGACCTGCGAGAAGGATGCAGAGGAGCGCGAGACGTGGCGCATCCGGGTAGAGGTGAAGCGCATCGACGAGGTTGTCATTCCTGCTGTGGATGGTGACCGTACCTATGTTGATCGCGGGCTGGCGCAGATGGCGGGCCGTGAATTGGGCGCCAGGCTTGTCGATGAAAGCGGCATTGCCTGAGGCTCAACCTTCAGCGTCACAGTGACCGGGCCGTCGCGGAAGTTGCCGTCAATCTTGCCGTCGAGCTGGGCGATTTCCTTGCGGGTCAGGTTCTTCCACTTGGCGATGATGAAGTCGCCTTTGAGCACCGGGACAGGATGCATCGCTGATCCAGGCCCGTAGCTGTAGCCGTTTTCATCCAGCCACTTCTCAGCGGCGTATAGCGCCTGGAATGTGCCAGGCTCGGTGAAAGTCTTCGTGAACATGATTACTCCTGTCAGGCGATGACGCGCTCGCCGATCACCGTAGTGGTGAAGCTGACGCTATATTCCAATTGGAGTTTGAACAGGCCGCCACATGTGTCGCAGTCCATATCCTTGTCGCCGTAGTCCTCTGATTCGATGTGGATCACGGTGGCGCAGTGCGGACATTTGCATTCATCCTGGTTGCGGTAATCCCAAGCGTCATAATCGGAGCCAGCGACCTTTGCCAGCGCTTCGGCTTTAGCCGCTGCGTCTATTACGTCTTGGCATGGCTTGCAGACAAAGCCGTCAGGATGTCCCCATGGTGTTTCTGTTAGCGCGGACCGGTGCGTTTTGCACTGGATGCATACATCGTGCTTGTCGCAGAAGCTGAAGCTGTAACGATCCTTATTGCCGGTGCATTTGGGGCAGCCAGACACCCAGTACCAGGCGCCATCAATTCGCTCTGCATACAGGCCTTTCTCGGGGGCCGTTAGCACGACATACGGCAGGCCATTCCGGTGCGGCTTACCGTGCCAGCCATCGTTCCAGATGCACTTCGAACCGCTGCGCGTGCGCTCGGTCCACTCACCGGGAATCTCCGGAATCAGAATCTTGGTGTCCTTGCTCATGGCAGGCTCCGTTGCAGGCGCAGCCCTCCCGATACCGGATGAGGTGGCGCAGTTTGTTGAAGTGGGGTATTACGGGTGGCCGGCATGGAGCCGGACCTAAGGAGTTACACATGGGCGAAGAAGAGCAAGGCCATAAGCTTGATACGGCGTGTCCAAAGTGCGGAGTGTCGCCTCTAACCTTCACCCTCGCTAAGCCAATCGAGAGTTTCGAGGACTTCCAAGACAAGCCGTGCGCTTCATGTGGGAAATCGCTCAGCAAAGAGGAGATAGAGGGTGCAATGAAAAAAGCCATGGATAAGTAATGACTGACCGATTCAAGAGATAGCTGCATTCATCCATGCATGTCCGTAGCGGTTCCCTGCTTTGGGCAATCTTCAGTTTCCGCGCCACGGCTTGGGTAGCACTTTCCTTGGCGCGGGATTTTTTGCGATCAGTTCGAACTGAAGGTGCCCAGAGCCAGCCTTGCCGATTCACCAACCTGAGCGTCGAGCACGGACTTGAACTCCTGAGCGATCTCTTCGCGCTGGACCTCTTCACCGACCCAGCGCAGTTTCAGGGCCGGTTGCGCGCCACTGGTGATGACTGAAATGCGCAGGATGATCTCGCGCAGCGACAGGCCTTCGAACGGCACCACAGAGAAGATCAGCGAGGTAGGCAGCGTTTCTTTGCTGGTTGCCTCGATGGCATCCATTGCGCTGCGGCTGGCGCGAGTGTCGCTGACGGTGTGATCGCTTTCCGAGGTGGCCTTGACCGAGATGGTGCGTACCGCGGCGATGGCTTTGGCCAGGGTGATGTTCTGCATGTCTTCGCCAACAGCCGATAGCGTGCTGTGCCAGTCCTCGATCCAGTCGCTCATGTCCTTCTGCGACATTGCGCGGCCGCTGATGGCCTGGACTGCCTGATAGCCAGCATTGGCTTTCAGCTTCAACACGGCGCGATCATCGGCATGACCTGGCGCAAGAACGTCGCCGAGGTTGAACAGCACCGAACAGGTCATTTCATCCTGGTTGATGAAGCCTTGGGCGTCTGCGACTTGGCGGTCGATCACATACTTGCTGAAGTCCAGCAGCGAGTTGGTGGAGAAGGTGCCACGGAAGCGGCTGCGGCCTGCGCCGTACTGCTCAAGGCTGACGATCTTCGCGCCTTCGGGCAACACCACGGTGGGCGTGTTGGTATCCAGCGCTTTTGCCGTGGCGATCAGCGCGGTGTCCGTGATCAGTTGAATTGCTTCTGCTGTTAGCGACATGTTTTCAGGTCTCTATGGGTAAGGGGGGCGGAGGGGATCAGGTGCGCGGGTGGATCGGTGCCTGTTCGCGCGTGAACAGCTGGTCGTGCTTCTCGGCGAACAACGTAATCTTTCCGCCGCTGCCCACGCTCATGGGTGTCTCTTGGCTGGTGTTCTCGCTGCGGTTGCCGCGCTTGGTCGGTACCTTGTATTCGAGCTTGTGCTTGATTTTCACCGAGGTGGATTCACCGACCTGCGTGAAATCCAGGCTAATAACCAGCTTCCCGGCCTTGCCGTGCTCTACAACGCCTGATGCAACTTCGGAAAGGGCGTGGCCGATCTGGCTGGCGAAGGCGCCGCCATTCAATTCATCGAGGAATTCGGTGGTATCGGTTGGGATGGGCATTTGCGTTTCTCCGTAAGGACTGATATCCCGCTGGGTGGGATATGCAATTGAAGTGGGCGGCGGCGCTGGTTGGCGGGGGAATTGAAACGGCGCATCACGGTGCGGGAGCGAACTTGATGCCGTTCTCTTTGCCGATAAGGCCAACCGTTTTGATGTGGAGGCCCATGGCTTTTGCTATCTCTGCCTGGGTCTTGCCCGATTCTGCGTGCGCCTTTACCACCGGTGCGTTGGCGTCACGCCGTGCGCGCAGCTTTTCGGCGTGAGTGCTGGTGCCAAGGTGCGGCGCGTTGGCGCTAAGTCCGGAAGGAATGTCCTGAACACGCTTGCCGGTGGCCAAGTAGCGTTCGATTTGGGCGCCGAGCGTTGCGATGATCTGGTCACGCGGATCAGGCATTGGTACGCCGACGTTCATGCCGCACCAACCAAACGCAGCGACAGCCGATTTGCCTTCGCTTCGAGCTGCATAGCGAAGTCCAGCGCTTCTACGTAGGTGAAACGGAAGGCGCGAGTCTTGCCGGTGGCAATTTCCACAATGTGGAAGGCTTGGGGCGCCTTCGTCACCACCTGATAACGAACGCGGCGGGCCGGGGCTGGGCGTCCAATGCGAAGGTGAGCGGCGGCGCGCGCTGCATGGGTGAGCGTCAGCAATGCGCCGAGCTCGTCAAAGCGTTCTTGAAATGAAGCGTGCATAAAACATCCCTCGGTGGTTGCTTTTATTGGGCTGGGCGCTGTTGCGAGCGCGCACTCGAATAAAGGCAGGCAATAAAAAGCCCAGTCGAAACCGGGCTTTTTGCGTTCAATCTGCTGGTGCTGCGTGAGGCAGTAGACCAGGTACTTATCGTTTACATGGCTGCAAATCCTCTGGAAGTAATCGGCTGCCGGGTTCGGCAGTATCGTTTGCGCCGCTTTTGATGACGCGAGTATCGCGGCGCGCAGCCGTCGCACGGCTGGATACAGGTGGCCGGCGCATTGCCGGGATGTTCTTCCGCATCGGAGATCGCTCGAATCCATCCGAGTGTTGTCCGTCTTCACAAGGCGCTGTTTATCGCACCAGCTCAGGACAAGGTGGCCACCCCGCTGTCACGACAGAAGGCCGAGCGATCTCCGATGCGGCCTGGTAGGCGTCGAAGCGTTCCAGGTATCGGGCAGTTAACGTCAGGCTGACGTGGCGCTGGTTGATCAGTCGCTGCTTGAGCTAGAAGAGCTGCTGTCGCTCGACGAACAGCTCGAACTGTCGCTGCTGCTTGAACTGCTGCTGTAACTTTCGCCGCTGCTGTACCCGCTACAGTGCGAGCGGGAAGGCGTATCGTCGCTGGCGCTGTAGATCGCCTGACTGGTTGGGTTCAGCGGGTGCAGGGGGTTGGTGTAAACGTCATCGCGATTCGGCTGGCTGACCGTTGAGGGCCGGACGCTTTCGCTTCGCGCTGCCCGGCTGGGGTTGCTGACCGTGCCTCGCGACGACCGTGCTGGCGGCGCGGGATGCGCGGCGGGAATTACGGTTGGTGGCTTGCGGCCGAACAGCCTGGACAAGAGCTTGAACATGTCATCACCCTTTCTTTGAGTTGCCGGCCATCAGCACCACCAGCAGCAGCGACACCAGGATCAGGTCACCCACCATTGAGAAGATGCGGCTTGCCGAGTCGACGAACACCACGCCGCCGGCGAGCCCGAAGGCTGCCCAGCGCCGAACCTTATTGCTGAGCGCGCCCAGCACGGTTACAGGTGGTCTTTGAGGTTGAGGCCCATAAGCTTGGCGGCCTTTTCCAGCACCACCATCTCTTCGTCTTCGATCTGGCCGTCAGCTTCGGCGACGGTCAGCATCACATTGAGCACTGTCAGCGCCTCCGTTGGGCTGTGTGCCAGGTCGGCCAGTTCTTTCTCGGCGTTCTGACGCAGGATGCGTTTGCCACCCTGGATAAAGTCGGCTTTGGCTCGATCCAAGCAGTTGGAAAGCTCGGCGCCGAAGTCTTTCAGAGCGGGGTTGTTGGAGAGCAGATTCGACAGCTTGTCGAGTTCGCTGGTCTCCAGTTCGCCGTCAGCGGCCGCAACATAGATGGAGCCGTATACGCACGCTTCCATCAGATCGCGGTTCGCCAGCTTTCCTACAGCGGCGCGGGCCTGACCTGATTTTTTGCCAAACAGTTTGCCTAACATGTGAGATACCTCGGGTGGGTGGGTTCTTTCGCAATGCAGCCTGTTTCAAAGCTGCATAAAGAAAGCTTCAGCCCTGCACATAAGGGATGTCGTTGAGGATCAGCCAGTCTTCCATCCAGCCAGTGGACGACGTTTCTTTGTCTCGACAATCGAAACCCAACAACCCCAAGCTGGAATCGTCACTGCAAATGATTTGGCCATTTGGCGTCTCGACCTGAAGGTAAGCGTCCAGCCCGCCGTGGTTTACAACCTGTAGCCTGCAGCCCGCTTTCAGCAGCGGCAGAAGGCCTACCGTTATCTGTCTACCCATTGTCGAATCTCCGTTGATTTCCCAATGCAGCCTGTCGCCAAGCTGCATCAGTGAAAGTTTCAGGCGAGGAAGATTCCTTCTTCACTTTCACCGGGCATGATCGGGTCACCCGTTCGGCGTCCGAAAACCTGATGATCGGGATGGATGACCATCGCCGGAGCCAGCGCAATGCATACCGGGGTGATGATCTTCCGGCGTATTGCCTCGGCGACCATCGCGGTTTGGCGGGTCACTCCGAGCTTGAGCATTGCGCTTGAAAGTCTTTTCACTACGGTCCCTGGCGAGATCCCGCAACTCTTTGCAATTTGTTTGGCTGTCTGGCCCTGGGCTACTGAAAGTACGAATTCCAGTTCCCGTGGAGCGAGTCCAAGCCCCAGCTCGCCTTTCCACGTGCCGTTGATCAATGTTCGTTCCATGTAATGCCTCGTCATGATGTTGTGGCCTCGCAAGGGCACACACGGCGATGGGTCATCAGTTGCATCCGATGCATTCACCGCCAGGGTGGGGGGTTGGGTGTTTGGTGATGGCAGTCATTTCGTACTCCGGTTGTCATCCCAAAGCACCCTCATGGAAGGTGCTTCAGTGATGCTTTGTTTGTTCGGCCGACCTTGCGCACCGATAGTCGGATACGGAAGCGGGCATTGATTCGGTGTTGTCCCTGAACTCAAACGCCGTATGGCGCCAGGGTCTGTCTTTATCGATGTTAAAGAGCGGCGAGGCCGCTGGCCTCTGTCGCTGCTGTATGTCGCTGCGATGGGTTAATATTGCCGCCGGATATATTTAATGTCAACGCCGGAGGCGATATATTTTTCTAAGGCAATAAAAAACCCGCAGAACGCGGGCTTGTCGAAGATGAAATTAATAGTCCGGACTGGCTTCCCAGGCGATATGGACGCCTCCGTGCTCTTGCCGCAAGACCGTCACGCCCTCCGTATCCGAGATCGCCTCGACGATTTCATCCCAGTCTTCTTGGGCTTCGTCTGCAGCCTTAGTGATCACGATTTGGCGCGCAAGCTGCGCTCTTGGTGAGTTGATAACTGCCTTGATTCGGCCGCCGAGGATTTCGAGAGTAGTGGGGGGGGAGGCCTTGCGCTGGGATTTCGCCATGATACTGCTCCGTGCGATGACTGTATGGTTAGACAGTATTCCGGCCGGAGATAGAAGACAACAAAAAAAGAGTACATTTGTACTCTTTTTGTGGCTGAACCCAAAAAAGCGCCCAGTTCAGGCGCTTATTTGTTGGGGGTACCGATGCCGAAATACCGGCATCGGTAATTTGGTGGTCAATCTAGGATAAGTTTTCGAGCAATTTGGGGAGGTACTGCAGGGCCACTGGATCCTTCTCGGCAAAATACGAATGGCAGCGCGCAGGAATCCACGTTCCATAAAAATAAATCCGAAAATCTCCCAGTAGCTCGATAGGGTATAACCTTGCGTCGACTACGCGCCCATCAAGATAGCGATGCTTGTAGTAAGGGAAGGCGTTTGGCTCGATCCCTTTCTCCTTGCGGAGCCATCCAGAAAACATTCGGCCACTGGAAATATCTGGAATCAGGTTTTCCGGGAGTACGTAGCCGTCAGCCTCTAGAGGGGCTATCAGCGCCAACACTATCTCATTCAACATTGAGAAATGCGTGTGAGGGATCTGCGCACGATTCGCGATATAACGCTGGATGTGAACCGGGACGCGCTGGGCGTTTCTTGGCGAGACGCCGCCCGCCATCCATTCGGTAATCCACGCCGTAACCTGCACTGCAAAATCAGCTGATAGCCATTGAGCTAAGTGAAGCGCCACTTGCGGATGTACCCAGGTCCCCTGGTAATTTCCGCCTTTAACGGATTGGACCAAGACAGGTATTGGGAGCTTTAATGATCTCGACAGGGCTTCCAAAAAGTCAGAATTGGTCTTCGTCGTGTGGTAGTGGCTGAATTTTTTGTCTGCGGCCTGGCACATAGCAGTTGCATTGATATACCCATCCAGAGCTCGCTGATGGATGAGATTTCCCGCCATTTCGTGCGGAATTACCGGTAAGTCCATTTGAACCATATTCTTCCCCTGACGCATATGGGCGCAGCCCATTACCGTGCTGCGCAATCTTATTGCCTTCCTAAATTCTCCCTAGAACCTTGCTCGGCCCGAGGATTGCCCCGACGTAGTGGATCGTTTCGATATCTTCCCATGCGACGGTGCGGCGCTCACCATATGCGGCATTGATCGACATCAAGCTCACGCCCTCTTCCGTCTCAAAGAGCAGCTCTTTGACCATGCTCTGGCCATCGCGAGTGGTAACCATCACGTACTCGCCAGCCACCAGCCGGTGGTTGGGTTCGCACACCGCAACCCATCCGCTGCGGATCGCCGGGGCCATTGAATCGCCCTTCAGCCGCAGGGCGTAGGCGTCTGCGTCGCGGGAATATGTTTCTACCCACCCTGCCGTGTGGTCTAGCCCTGTCCAGTGACCCTCCGGCCCGAGCTGAGCGGTGCCCACGATGTCAATCTTCCGCACAGCCGAAACGATTGGCGGGCCTGGCTCCACATTCGAATCAAAGCTAGCGCGCGCCATTCCGGCGATCTCGTTCGCCAAGCGCGGGCTAAACGATTCGACCGGCTTCCCAATAAGGCCAGCGATAACGCTTGCCACCCTGGGATTCAATGCGTTGTAGCCGTTTAAGTAAGAGCTAACGGACCCTTGGTTGATCCCGAGGGCGTCGGCAATCTTTGCCTGCGTGAGGCTTTCGCTTCGCGGCTTCCCTTCGTTAAAGGCGTCCACGGCGGCCTTGAGCGCAATGCACTCCGCCTTTTCCCACTCTTCCAGTTCGCGCTTTCGCTTATTCATGAGCTGATTATTCCTTGCGGCGATATTTAAGCAAACGCCGCCGGGGTTGATTAAAGAATCGCCGGAGGCGATACTTGCAGCGTCATCATTAGAGGAGATCGGCGGAATGAGCCGTAAAACCCTTCAAGAGTTTGCCCGAGAGCATGGACAGACCCAGGCAGCGCTACTCCTTGGCTTGACTCAGGGCTCACTGAATAAGGCTCTTCGTGTGGGTCGCGATATCTACGTGACCGAACAGGGCGCGGGTCGTTTTACAGCGGAAGAGCTTCGTCCATTCCCTTCGCAGAACGGCCCCAAGGCAAGCACCGCGTAGCAGTTGCCGCCACAGAGATTATCGCTGTGGCGACATCTCGGAAGTAGTGCAGCGGATTAGCTGTTGTTTCATCCAGTACCAAATCGCAGGCATAAAAAAGCCGGTGGCTAGACCAGCTTCAACAGATCTTAAGTACGAGGAGAACAGGGCGTGAGCAGAGACGGTTTTTACGAGCAGTGCATATCCGCAGGAATTATCCGGAAAGAAGACTTTCCCTTCCAGCTTTCCGTCGCCGATCGTGAAATAGCGGTAAAGGCTATCGCTGCTAGAGCATCAGGCACGCCAGCACAAGCCGCTCTTCAGATACTGGCTGGAATAGCCGCTTTGGACTCAGGCACTCAGTCACCTGTCGTCGTGCTGTGGCCGGAAGGTTTCGACGAAGGTGACTTTCTGACTAAGCGCGCCGAATGGCACGCCGATCAATCTGTGTTGCTGACTGAAAGGCGCAGCCGTATTCAGCTCTTCACGTCCTCTCTACCGAGTCAGGCTTCTGAGTCAGCTTCATGCCCGCCAAGCCCAAGTGAGCGATATCGCTTTGAACAGGCTGATATGCCCGACTCGGCAGCGCAAGCGAACGAAGTTCGTCATGTAGCACCAGTTGAAGTTGCTCGTGCGTCAGAGAAAACGCCCGATCAGGGAGCCAATGATGCTTTTGAATAACAAACAATTGCGCGGGTTTGATGCCATTAAGCGGCTCCCATCGAGTTCCGCGCAGTTCCCTTTGCTCCTCGCAGAAGCAGAGCAAAAGATATCCGGGCAAAGCCCTAAGAAGTGCCTCTTGCTGAACTTGTCGGCTAACGGGATCCCCGATTTCGTAGCCATAAGCCTGCAACTCTTCGTTGAGTTTTTTTGCCCATTCCCCGGCGTAGTCAAGGTTACTCATATGTCCGGCCTCCGAGGCCTTTTCGTGTGGAAGCAAAAAGCTACCACGGAAGCGCTGGACACCTACAGCGCCTGAATTTCAGGCACAAAAAAGCCGGGGTAGTGACCCGGCTTCTTTAACAACACTTTGTGAGGTCGATTATGCACACCACAACCACCCAGAGCAATAGGGCACCTGATTCGTCAGTTTTGATAAAAACGGGAGGCATGATGCGTCAGGCTATGTCATCTCGCGAAATTGCCGAGCTGCTCAGCTCTCGGCATGACGACGTCAAACGGTCAATTCTCAGACTTGCGGAGCGGGGCGTTATTCAACTTCCGCCGTTGGCGGATGTTAGAAATCACCTTGGTCAGACAGTCGCTGAATACCAGATATGCAAGCGCGACACCTACATCATCGTTGCCCAGATCAGCCCCGAATTCACTGCTGCATTGGTTGACCGCTGGCAGGATCTGGAAGCGCAGCAGGGTATGTCTCTCCCTGACTTCTCAAATCCTGCGGCGGCAGCCCGCGCATGGGCCGAACAGTTTGAGATAAGCCAGGCAGCTGCAAAAGCCCTTGAAGCTGCTGCGCCGAAGATCGAATTCGTTGACCGGTATGTCGATTCCACGGGGCTCAAAGGATTTCGGCAGACGGCCAAGCTGTTGGGCGCAAACGAATCACGATTCCGCGACTGGCTCATCGCCGAAAAAATCATGTATCGCCTCGGCGGTGAGCTGCAGGCCCGGCAACCGCACATTGACGCCGGTCGTTTCAGCGTCAAGGCAGGTATGAGCGACAGCGGCCACAACTTCAACCAAAACAAGTTCACCCCGAAAGGCGTCAGTTGGATTGCCGGACTGTGGGCGCAACACAATCTGCAAGGCGGTGAAGAGTGAGCACCATCATCATGAGCGCCTGCTGGCCTCTGCAGGGCATGAGCGGCCCGCAAAAGGCCGTCCTGATATCCCTGGCTGACAACGCAAACGATGAGGGTGTGTGCTGGCCATCGGTTGCCCGGATCTCGCAGCGCACTTGCCTGGCTGAGCGCACCGTTCAAACGGCTATCAAATGGCTTGGAACTGTCGGCCTGTTGTCAGTTCGTGAGCGTATGGGGCGTTCGACCATGTACACGCTCACCCCGGCAGCATATGCACCCCCGCAAGAGCCGCACCCCGCGCCAGATGCACCGTCACCCCCGCAGCTCACGACAGAAACCCCCGCAGCAGCTGCACCCAGAACCGTAATAGAACCATCAAGTGAACCGTCACCTCTTGTCGACGATGAGCAACCATCGAAAGTTTCGAAGGCGAAGTGCCCGGTCCAGGCAATCGTTGATTTGTTCAACGCGACCATTCCGGAGTTTCCCCGGGTTGTGATGCTGACCAAGGACCGCATTGCCAAAATCAACGCTCGCTGGAACGACAGCGTCGTGCACCAGGACATTCAGTTTTGGGCGGAGTACTTCGCCTTGGTCCGCTCCAGCGACTTCCTGATGGGCAGGGTTACCGATAGTCCTTTCCGTTGCAGCTTCGATTGGTTGATTGCCCCGAGCAACTTCGTGAAGGTCGTCGAGGGCAATTACAATGCGTGATCCCTACAGTCTCGAAGCCGAACACAGCGTTCTGGGTGCCATGCTGTTGCGCCCGGAGTTGATTGACCTGCTCAGCGCTGACCTGGCTGTCGAGGATTTCTATTTCGCGGACAACGCCGATATCTACCGGGGAATTCTCGCGCTTCACAGTGAAAACCAAGCGGTCGACGCGGTGACTGTGGGTTCGTATCTGGGCGAGCTGTCGGACGGCGTGAGCGCAATCTCCTACGCGGCAGAGATTGCCCACAACACCCCGAGCGTTGCGAATGCTGACTCCTACGCCGCCACGGTTCGGGAGCGCAGCCTCGATCGCGCAATGGTCCAGCTGAGTGTTGTGATCAACGAGATTGCTCACGGCACGCAGCCCACGTCGGACAAGGTTGCCGCAATTCAAACCGAAGCCTTGGCCATCGACAGCAAGTCGGCCACAGCCGAAGTCGTGAAGGCCGAAGACATCCTGGATGACTACATCGAGGTGTTACAGGCCCGGGCTGATCGGGGCGAGGGCATCGACGGCTTGTCCACCGGCATTGAAGACCTCGACGCGAAACTGCAAGGCCTCAAGCCAGAGCAGCTAATCATCATTGCCGGGCGGCCCGCCATGGGCAAAACGACGCTGGCAATGAACATTGCGTCCCATGCCTGCATCCGCGAGAAAAAGAGCGTGATGATCTTCAGCCTTGAGATGCACAAGACTGGTTTGATGGATCGGCTTATGGCCTCAGAAGGGCGCGTGCCGCTGCAATTGATCAAGAGCGGCAAGGCCCCGAACACCCATGGCGCCGAGCTGATGTCCGCTGCTGGAAAGATCAAGCACGCCAATCTGTACATATCCGACCGCGCATCCATGACCATCAACCGGATCCGGTCGGCCGCCCGCCGCCACAAGCGCCGTTACGGGCTGGACCTGATAGTCATCGACTACCTGCAACTGATGGAGTCAGATTCCCGGGCGTTCAGCCGCGAACAAGAAGTCAGCCACATGACTCGTAGCGCGAAGCTGATGGCTCGTGAACTGGGCGTGCCGGTGATCCTGCTCAGCCAGCTGTCCCGCAAATGTGAAGAGCGCCCGAACAAGCGCCCGCTGTGTTCGGACCTGCGCGAATCGGGAGCAATCGAGCAGGATGCTGACATCATCCTTTTCGTGTACCGCGACGAGGTTTATCACGAAAACAGCGACGCCAAGGGCATTGCCGAAATCATCATCGGCAAAGGCCGCGATATTGAAACAGGCACCGTCCGAACCGCGTTCCTCGGTCAGTACAGCCGGTTCGAGCAGCTTGCCGGTGGCTGGGTTCCTGCTGAGAAGCCCGCAAAGGTCGCCAGCCTGGCTGATCGGTACAGCCATAAGGAAAGGTTTTGATGGGTAAGCAGACCACACTCACGAAAGCCGCACGCGACCGCGAATGTCAGGTTCGTTACCCGGGCTGCTCCACCGAATCGTCCACCACCGTGCTCGCCCATTGCCGGCTTGCCGGGACTTGCGGCATGGGTATCAAGCCCAACGACCTGCAGGCGGCCTGGGCATGCGCGTACTGCCATGACATTGCGGACGGTCGTTTGCGCGCCCCGGCCGTGTTGAGCCCAGAAGAGGTGCGTCTCTACTTCGCCGAGGGCGTCATGCGCACTCAGGACATCCTGATCCGTGAAGGGAAGGTGGCCTTGTGATGAATTCACCAATGATGTTCGGCGGCATCCCGATCCGCATTTGCGAGCACCTTCCGAAAACCAAAACTATTTCATGGGTGACTCAGCGTAAGTGGTGCCGCCGGAAGAGGTTTCCAGCCAGCCAATATCGCAAGCACTCGAAGGAAGTCGCTTGCGAGACGGTATTTATGTTTGGCGGGGCGATGGTCATGTCTGCCGAAACCGCGCGGAAGGTTCAGCTACAGCTTGATGCAAGGTCCGCGAAATGAAGACTGCAGTGATGACGCTTTTCAAGGTCAAGCCGAAGCGTGCCAAGGCCATCGATCGTGAAGGCTTGGAGCAGGCCGCGCTCATGAAGGAAATCAGCCTGCGCTATCCGGCCGCTGCCAAATTGATCTACCACGTTCCGAACGGCGGGCATCGGCACAAGTCGGTCGCGCTAAAGCTGAAAGAGCAGGGCGTGAAGGCGGGCGTTCCTGACCTGGTGCTGCCGATGGCCCGCGGTGGGTATTTCGGCCTGTACATCGAGTTCAAGGCCACGCCGCCGTTTGATGCGGCGGTGTCGGCGAGCCAGGACGCATACATCCACGCACTCACCGAGCAGGGTTATCTGGCCATCGTTTGCCGTGGGCACATCGACGCGCTGGAAGCGATCCGCGCTTACCTGCTTCAACCTCAGACGAGGGCCGCAGCATGAGCACTGCAGCCCTGAAAATTACCGACGCAGAAATCAAGCGGCAGGCCGCCGGCGACGTTCGGGATCTGCGCGACGTTGAAAATCGCGGCCTTTACCTGCGTTTCACCCGGGACCGTGCACGTGCATCGTGGTACCTGGTGGCCAAGGGCAAATGGAATCTCGTCGGCAGCTTCCCCGACCTGAGCGCCAAGCAGGTGGTAGCAGCGCTTCCGGCTATCCGTCTGCGCCTTGCTGCCGGCGCAAACTCGACGCTTTCCAAGTGGGCGACCACTGGTGAGCTGCTGGGGTGGTTCGCTGAGCGGTATGCACGCGACCGCAACCTGTCGAAAAAGCGCAAGGACACCAGCGCGTCAATGCTCAGGTGCCACCTCGTCCCATGCCTGGGTGAAACGCCTCTGGCCAACATCGACAACGCCACGCTGGACAGCCATCTGATTTGGCCGATGCAGCAAACCGTTGAAATCGACTACGTTCGATCCGCATTCCAATTGCTTGCGCTGGCCTTCCGGCAGGCATTCAAGCTGCGTCTGATCTCAGCCAACCCGATGAAGGACATGAAGTTCAAGGACTTCTCTACAGCCAAGGTCGGCATCAAGGCGTCCAAGCTGCGCGGCACCCAGTTGGAGGATCTGCTTCACCATCTGGCTGGCGTCATCGAGTCAAATCCGCACGACGGCATGTTGGCCGTGATGATGCTTTGCCACGGGACGCGCATTGGCGAAACCCGGCAGGCCCGCTGGTCCCACATCAGCCTGGCTGAGCGCGAGTGGTTCATTCCCAGTGAAAACGCCAAGACTGGCGTTGAGCATCATCTGCCACTGACAGACCAGGTGCGGCAGTTGCTGATCTGGTATCGCGACAAACAGCAGGCCGCTGGATACGACGGGCAGTTCCTGTTCCCCGGGCGCGGCGGTGAAGGCCTCAGTGAGGGGCGGGCCAGTGCGGTATTTGCTCGGGTGGGGAAGGGTGAGTGGACCAGCCATGACCTGCGCAAACTGGCTCGCACCTGCTGGGCAGACATCGGGATCGATCACCTGATTGGTGAGCTGCTGATCAACCATGCCATGGGCCACAACGTGAAGGTTTACGTCCAGTCGGGCGTGATGGCCCGCAAGCGTGATGCCCTGATGAAGTGGAACGCCCATCTAGACGGGAAGGGCTTCGACCTGATTCACACATTGACCGGCTTTAGATTCGAAGATTCTGATAACCAGCTACAGCCCACGGATGACGTGGCCTCTGGCGCAGTTGCCAACACCACCATAGGCGAGGTTTAAAAACGATGGAAAAGGCCCCTGATTCGACTGCCACTGATCTGAACATCATGTCTCCGGCCGCTCGTTCTGCAGCAATGCGCGGCGGCATGGATGGCTGGGGTCAGTACGGCAGCAGTGATAAGCACATCCGCTACATGGAGCCAAAGCCGTCCACATCTCGCCGTCGGTGCCAATGTGGATGCAAGCGCCGCGCTACTCACCTCGGCATGGTTAACGGGATCGGGCTTTGCAGTGGCTGCGAGCTGAGCATCCGCCGCTGGGTAAAGGGCTTGCGTTCATGAAGAAGAACCATGGCCCAGCCTTCCGCAAGGAAATAAAGCCGCTCCGGGAATGCCTCGACTGTCGCGGCAAGGGCTTCACCCGCGGCATCAGCTACGACCTGGACTGCATCGCGTGCAATGCCTCGGGCTGGGTCTGCGCTGAAACCGGGGAAGCGTTGCCGCTGGCTGACCTGGTGCTGCAACTGAATATGAAGCTGCGTGCCACGGCCTGCGATCAGGTCTCAACCGGCCACGCATCAGGTGCACAAGCGCAATACGAACAGAACAACCGTCGCGGTGCCGGCGGATCGAATTACACCGGGGATTAAGGGGAAGTCATGAGCATTTATACGAGCGTACTGGGTGGTGTCGTTTCGGCCCTTGCCGCCGAGGCAATCGACAACACCAGCAAGCAGGCATGGCAGAAGCTTTACAGCCCGCACGAAGAAGAGCAGCGCGATCTGTCTTCACTGTTTCGATCCGGCGCCAGCGGCTCGATTGATCGCACTCAGGCTGATTGCTGGCTCGCGGCTCGCCTGCATCACGGCCTTGAAAAGGCCCACATGAATGCGTTGGTCGCCAAGTTCAGCACGCATAAGGCCCGCAAGGTGCAGGCCATCACCGAGCTGCGGTTGCTGATATCCACTCCGGCGCCGACGCTGTTCCTTTATAAGGCGGTGACGGCCTGGGCGATCCCGAAACTGAAAGGCATCGATCCCACTGTCAGCAAGAACGTGACGGTCACCATTCCAGTGGATGCGCCTGATTGGCGTCGTGATGCGCTGGTCGCTGCCTCGGTCGCTGCGGGTCGGGCCAACAACAAGAAGGCTGAGTCACGGTCGGCTGACATGATCGTGCTGCCGAAGAGCTTCTACGACATGAACACTTGGGATATGGACGCCCGCCCTGAATCGACCCGCCGCGAATGGCGCCGCAACATCAATGCCGCCCTCGACGCGATTGTCGATGAGGCTCTGTGCCATGCAGGGGAGATCCTCGACAACGAAGGGCTGATCATTTCGGAAGCGGCGGCGTAATGGCCTGTTGACAACGACCCATCGTTCCATCAGTATTCCTCCCATCCTGTCATTCCTGCGCGTTTAGGACTGACCAAAAAAAGCCCAACCGCCGTGCTGGGCTTTTTGCTTTCTACCGTTTCAAAAGCCTCGCCACCGTGCGGGGCTTTTTCGTTTTTGGCTGCACCACGCCCTTCGCTCTGAGCTGGGAGTGCTGTTGCGGCCAACTTTCTTGTTAGATGTTGACCGCAGCCAGGGGTAAAGACACCCGGGAGTAGCTAGATCGTTTGCGGAACGGGGCGCAACGGGGCCTGACATTGAGCCTGAGGTCGGCTGGCCCGGCAGCTTCATAGCCCGACTGAGAGCCCGGGGCCCGGGGTTGGGCTGTCAATTATGTAATGGTCGGTCGCTCCTCGGCTGACCATCTTGTATTGCTCATTTAACCATTCGACCAATTGGTGCGCCCGATAGGGAGGACGTCCAGGGACAGCCTCGAGCCGTAGGGCGACGAGGTCGCGGTTTGTGTCATTAACCTTGTATCCACGTAGGTCGAGATATTGATCAATAA